CCATGTGCCGCCAGGAAGGCCCGGCCGTGCACAGAGAGCGCGTGCCAGGCGCATGTGTCGGACAGGCAGGCCATCTGCGTGCGCCAGTGCGGGCTCACGTGCGGGCACAGCGATCCGATTTCCAGCGGGCTGCCGCAGCGGGGGCAGAGCAACTCCCGGTTTTTGGCGGCCGCCGCGGCCGGTCGCATCGATTTGGCCAGCTCGCCTATGTACTCGTCATAGGCTGCCAGGGCCCCCTCAATGGTTATGCCCTCCCGCCTGCAGCGCTTCAGAAAACTGGCGATACTGCCGGCAATGGGAGCATAGGGGGCATACAGGTCAGTCATTCGCATTGCCACTCCTCGACCAGTAACACAATTTCGGATACCCAGGTGTAGCCCCGATGAATTTTGCCTGTCGGGTCAACAGAGTGCTTGTACTTAAAAGCGCCCATACAGCCGCAGTCCGCTGGGCTGCTGCGAAAAAACTCGAGCAGAGGCTCTAAATTGGCAGGAGGCTTTATATTCTTACAAAGTCGCTGCCGAATCCGCTGCATGTCGGCTGCAATCCAGTTGCCAACAGGCGATTCGGCTTCAAAAAAAGTGGAACATCCCCATGGGCCATTAACACCACCCAAGTCTGCGTTTACCAGCACCCGCGGCGGGCAATCGGGGCTATCGCTATCATGGAATATTGTGCAGACCCCCAGAAAATACCGCCTGCCCGCATAGGGCAACGTCCAGCCCAGCATGGCTCGGGTATAGCAATCGAAATTATCCGGGTCATCCAGACGGGGTGGACGCGACGCATCGTCTGGATGATACCCCTGGTAATCGCTCGGGTCGTATGGCGCCATGGTCAATGTGTGCTTGCCTGGAGGGTTGAATCTGTCGTGACCCCAACGCTCTATCGGGATTTTCCTCCAGTATCCGGGCTGGCCGTTTTTAATCTCGCAGGAGACCGTTTTGCCGCATACGTCGTTACAGTACACTGTGGCCGTGCACCAGCTGCCCTCAGGGCCTGTCCGGAACAACGCCTGTCTGCCATCCTCACTCTGACTCTGCAGCTCAACGCCCGTATCGCCCCCGTACCATAAAAACGGGGGCACCCCTCCCCTGACAACCGAAATGGCAAACGTCACATCCGGATCAATGGTCATCTCGCTGACGCCGAGCACAGGAGGATCGCTGTCATTGCCCTCAAAATACAGGGTCACCGGCTTGCAGCCGTCATCCACAGTCACCCAGGGTTGATGGCAGATATTGTGGGCCGCGATAACTACCTCTGTATCTGTGCCCTGACGTAATGTATCGGTGCCAGAGCGCTCGAATATCAGTCCACCGTAGGCGCGCCACACAAAAGGCACGCCAGGGCGACCATCCAGAACCTTCAGCGTTACCCTGTCGCCCCGTTTGATCTGGTTTGGATTGCCGGGGTCTGCACGCAGCGGCAACACGTCCAGGCAGCAATTTCTGGCGCGCAGCTCCCACTGGCGGATGATCTCGCCGCAACTGCCACCCTCCGGCGTCACAGCCTCCAGGCGCACATTCGGGCCGTAGAGCTTCTGGTAATATTCAGGCCCGCCCTCGATCTCCATGCCGCCCTGGAACGGCTCCCGGATCTCCTTGCACTGCGGCAGATCTTTCTGTGGTTCCTCGCAGCATTTTTTCTTGTAGTATTCGGGGTCTGCCAAATCGTCGTCCTCGCCCTCGCAGGGGACGTAACCATCCATCTGCCGCACCCTGCCCAGCCAGGCGCCGGATGCATACTCGCCGCAATCGCATTCCACGACCTCCTCCCAGGAGTCGTTTTGCGATTCCCGGCCCGAGCACTGGCACAGCATGACGTGCTGGATCGTCTGCGTGCAGGACTGTTCGGCGGATTCGATTTTGATTTTTTTCCCCCGGCAGTACCGGTCAACCATGGTCTGGCTGACCGAACGGTCGACCTCCGGCGGGTGCAGCGTGCAGGCAGCGGCCAGGTCGCCCCAGAAGGCGATGAGCGCAGCGGCCTGACGTTCCGGCCGGGCCAGCCTGCCCTGTCTGTCCGGCGCAGGCGCTGCATCTGTCGGCACCCGCAGCGCCACCCGCTCATACCGGGCCTGGTAGGAGACCGAGAGCCGCTCGCAGGCAGCACTCAGATTCAGGGTCGAGCCGCGCACCGTGTACGTGACGCCGGCCGGCAGGCCGGCAATTCTGAGCCCGCCTGCATAGGGCCAGCTCAGATCGGCGCTGGCCCGGCCGCCAAAATCCAGGGTTTCACTCACCCGGCGTTCGACAGGCTCCACCGCACCCACCGTCCCGGTCTCGCTCCGCAGCACCACGCCTGCGCTCTGATGTGAGCGCAGCACCAGCACATAGGCTGTCCAGTGATCGGCAGTCTGGCAGATCCCGGGGCCCAGGAATGCGGCGGCCTTTTCGTCAAACGTTTCCTCCGCCGGAGTCTCGGTGTCGTCCGCAGGTTTGCCCCCGCCCGCCAGACCGTCCACGCAGGCGTCCAGCCCGTAGAGGCTGTCAATCAGGGCCGCTGCCTCGGCGACCGTGGCCGCCTCGACTTTCTGCTCCTCCTGCTCTAGCCTGAGCCAGCGGCTCTCGTCCTGGGCGACAGGTGGCTGCGTGTATCGGATGATGGCAGATTCATTTGCCATTTTTTTCCACCTTGGTTCTGCCGTAGCCCAGCACGCGACCGGTGCAGGTGTTGTAGTAGACGATGGTGGCAGTGCCCGCCGACTCTCGGGCACTGCCGCTGGTTCTGGGTCTGCCATCCGGACAGGCGGCCAGCAGGGCGCTGACGCAGGCAGGCATGGTCATGGTGCAGCGCTCCTCCTGCAGCGTCCCCGCCGCGTCCAGCCACCTGGCAATGACCTCGAAATCATTCGCCTCGATCCGCTGGGGCCGCCCCTCGGCATCGTATTTGGGATAGACCGCAGTCAGCCTGTGCAGGTAGCCCTGAGCCCGGCCGCCGGCAACCAGCACGCCCCAGGCCTGGCTGCCCAGGTGGACAGTCAGGCCGGAGAGAGTAATTTTCGGGGCCGTCTGTGCGGCGCCATAGTCGTTATACGTGCCGATCGCCTGCTGCCAGAACAGCCGGGGCTGGGCCAGCAGCCAGGGCATTTCCTGCGCGGTGGCCCCGGCAATCCAGTATTTTTTCGTCCGCGGCTCGCTGACAAACTCCCGCGCGCTGCTGGTCACGCCGTCGGGCAGCACGAGCGTGTAGGGCATGTTCAGATCGCTGGGCCACACCCAGAGTCTGAGCGTCACCAGGAGCGCGTCGTCTTCCCGCCATTGCCCCCAGGGGCAGCGGTCAATCTGCCGGTTGACCGCCGAGCTGCCGCTTCTGACCAGGTTCAGCATGGCGTCGATATCCGCCAGGTCAGCGAGACTTGCCCGGATATCCACGTACTCCGGCTCCAGATTGAGCGAGAGCATGCCGGCGGATACGGTGGCCGCATCCGGCTGATAGGTCATGCTGTCCGTGACGATCTCACTCATCCTCGTCGCACTCCAGCGTGCAGTAATCGCAGTGGATGATTTTGTCCGCCGGCTGAGCCACCGGCGGGCCATGTTCCGCCGGCCTGACCGAGCCAGACCAGGATCGGCCGCATTTGCTACCGCTGCGCACCCGCCCCGCAGCACCTGGCGGGGCGCTCAGCTCCAAACCCACTGGCCGCCCACCCGCAGGCAGGCAGACCGCAATCTCGCTCCAGCCAGCCACCAGGGCCGCTTCCGCCGCATCGGCGCTGATAGTCAACGCCGCCAGGCCCCGCTCCACCCTGGTTGCCAGCAACGCCGAGCCGTACACCCTGGCACTCGTCCGGACGATGCGGCGATCCACAGGATCGATGGTCAGCGCCGGTGCCGAGGCCAGCCCGCCGCCCACCGCATAGGGGCCGGTGAGCCAGCGGACGTTGTCGATGGCCACGGCCGGATGGGACAGTCTGGCCTCCATGCCCAGCGTGTAGGAGACGCTCTGCTGCTCAAAAACCTCATCCTCCTGCACCTCGCTGAGCCCACCGATGGTGGTTGCCAGACGATAGGCAACGCCTGCAGACAGCGGGTACACACGGAGCCCGATCTGCAGGCTGCCGTCAGCGCCCATGCCGCAGTCCACGTACCGACGGCCCGCCGGATCGCTCTGGTAGATGGCGGACGCCAGATAGTCGAGCAGATTGACCCTGCTCAGTACCCCGCAGTGCGCGTCCCACGGCTCCTGCTCCAGCAGCACCAGATCGCGGGACGGCGCCTGGTCGGCGCTCCTGGGCGTATAGGCGATATGCAGGCTCTGCTCAGGCATGGGATCAGCCCGTCTCCAGCATGCACACCACTTTGCTGTTGGTCAGCGGGATGGTGCCGCAGTTCGGCGGCACCACCTTGAACCACCAGAGACCCAGCATGCTGGCGTAGGTCGAGAATGTGATGGTATCGCCATTGACGTGTGCAGACCCATGCCCGCCCGCATCCAGCGTGAAATAGGGTTTAGAGAACTGGACGTTTTGCGGGGCGATGTCGCCGGCAATCGAAAAGTTGCCGAGACTGCCCAGCGTATCCCCGGTCACGTTGAGGGTGTCCCCATCGTTATAGGTGAGCGTCCAGTCCTGGCGGATTGTGCCGATATTGTCCAGCACCAGGGGGTGTGCCTGGAAATCGTAGGTGCCGGTGCCGCTCTGCTGTGCCGGGTCCACCCAGGGGGCGAAGGGCTTGCGGGTCTGCATAACACCGGCTACCAGACCATTGCTGGCCTGGTAGCTGTGCTGCAGCGCGGTGGCCAGATGGAGCGTGCAGGCGGATCCGCTGGTGGAAACCGTGTCCACGTGCACGATCTCGTAGACGCAGGAGGTGTTGGCCAACGAGAGGCTGGAATTGTAGATCACCACCTCGTCGCCCGCCTGGTAGCAGTCTGCCAGGCTCGGGTGATCGAGGCTCAGCACCAGTTGTTTGCTGCCGGCAATCGCGTTCTGGCCCAGGCTGCTGGCCGTGTAGCGCCGCTCGGAGCCGGTCAGTTGATCCTGGGTTTTGTCCTGGTCTGCAGCGATGATATACTCGTACTCGTCCGTCTTGTTTGGGATGGACAGCGCCATCCAGGGATTCATGCCAGCCTCATTGGCCGGGTTGGCATTTTTGCAGAAGACCTTCTCCGCCTGGGTGATGCCACTGACCCGCTGCGCCGTGGTGACGCTGGGCCAGATATTGCCCTCAACGCCCGAGGCGATCTGTATGCTCGAAGGCCTGCCGCCGTTCGCGGCGGGCCGCTCTTTGTCCCGCTTTTGCGCGTAGCACCATTTGAGATCCAGTGGTGAGATTGCCATATCATATCTCCGTAAGTGTTATCTCCGCCGAAGCCCATTCGTCCGGCGAGTAGTCCGCATAGTCCAGGGGGAGCGAGGCGCTGTTGATGGCATCAACCCGTACCAGCCCGCTCCACACGTGATGCTGCAGCATGACCGGCACGCCGGCATCGATGAGCTGCTGCACCTGCAACAGCTCGCCCACGGTGGTGTGATTGCCCAGCAGGTCAAGCGTCAGCACCCGGCCCCGGATGGCTGTCGCGGGCCTGTATTTGAGCACCCCGCCGAGGGTACGTTTATCCTCCCAGGTAACCCTGGGCTGATCGTAGAGCCCGCGCAGGATGGCGTGCGGGGAGAGCCGCACCGGGCCGAGCTGGGTGTATGCCAGGCTCATCGTCTGGCCCCCAGATGTGAGACCCGGCGATTCCAGCGTCTGAGCCGCTCCGCGTCATCCCCGGACACGCTGGCATTCACGCTGTCGCCACCTGGCAGACGGAGCTCCAGGGTCATCCGGCTGCCAGCACCTCCGGATGCCAGTGCCGGCACAGGCACCACCGGCAGCAGCGCAGAGAGATCCGGCAGGCGCAGGCGGTTGAGCGCATCAAAAAGCGGAGCGCCGAATTTGCGCACCGCCTCTTTCCGCACCACAAACTCGCCCTGCTCCAGCAGCGCCGAAATGCGGTCACCGCCGCCATAGCCGGGGAGCTGCCCGCCGCGAGCCAGCCTGGCCGCGCCGATCAGCCCGCCAAACTGGCGGCGCTCCCGAGTTGCAATATCTATAGTTGCCGTACGCTTTTTGCTGACCGCTGCGTCCAGGGCTTTATTCACCTTGTCCGCTGCGTCCTTGCCGGTCTTTTCAAAGGCTGCCCACATGCCGTCAAACTCTACCCGGCCCTTCTCCGCTGTCCGGCTCCATCCGGCGGAAAAAGCGTCCGCTGTGTTCGTCCAGAAGCCAGCCGCGTTTTTCCACACCTTGTAGACCTGCTCCACTTCCTTGCCCGCATCTCCGGCAGCATCACTCATCCTGCGCCAAGACTCCAGCCACTTCTTTTCTGCCTCGTCCATGCCCTCCATGAGTTTGTCCAGCCCCACATTTTTTTCCATGTCCCGCACGACCTGACCGAAGGCATTTTCCCGCTCCTTAAGTACGCTAATGCTCAGCTCTCCGGCCTCTTTCACCCCAGACATGGCTGCTTTAAGCGCTTCCGTCTTGCTGATCAACGTGGTGTCGCCGCTCTTCACCTCGGTGTTCAACTCTTTGTAGGCGTTCTTGGCGTCATCAATCAGGGCAACGGACGCCTTCCACTGCTCGCGGGCGGTGATGGTGTCGCCTTGGGCCATCGCCTGTCGAGCCGCCTCCGCAGCGGCACGGCTGGCCTGCATATATTCCTCAGCCTCGCGCTTTCTATCCTGCCATGCATTATAGTCAGACATGCCGGAGCGGCCCATCTCCCGCAGCTCGGCCTGTAATGACTTCTGGCGACCCGCAATATCCGCCTCAATGTCACGGATTTCCTCAACAAATTTTCTATATTGCTGCCGCCGCTCCTTGAGCTCTTCATCAGTCAGTTTGATTGCCTCGGCAGATGCTTTTCGTATCGCGTCGGTTGTAATCTTTGTGGCATCAGCCACCTTTTTTTCATTCGCCACTCTAGACGCGACAGATCCCGCGCTCTGGGCCTCTATTTCTGCCCTGGCTTGCCGGTATCTCGCCTCCACCGCGTCTATCTGGCGGCCAATGGCCTGCACTTCCTCATCAGTACCAAAGGCTTTTGCCCAAGCCATTTTGACCATCAACCAGCCCTCCTCCATGCTATGGAAGAAACGCTGGGCCGCAATCTGCACAGACGAAAGCTCATTCAGTATAGAACCAATTTCCCAGCCCACAAATGCTGCTATAGCTACCGTGCTGAGAGATTTCAGACCAAGCCTGAGTAACGCTACTTCCCCGCCTAGAGCTTTTACACCTGCTGCATATGTCAGTATATTGGCATTCAATGCAGCCATAGGTACAGTAATAGAGCGAAGCACGCCAACAAACGAAACAAAAATGCTTAGTACCAGGGAAGATGCAGCAGAAAGTGTTTTAAATGTTCCTGCGAAGGCCAGCGTTAACGCAACAACAGCTCCTAAATCCTTGACCCATGTGGGCATTTTCAGAATAAATTCGCCTAAATGTACACTCACTTCCACGAAGCGCGCGCCCAATGTGACGAGTGATGACAGTAAATTCTGAATATTATCCCGGTTTGATTCAATCGTATGATTCAAACCCATAAGGGACTTGGCAATCTTGCCGGTGGACCCAGACGCCTTATTGCTTTCGTCAATAATGCTTTCCCATGTATTGCGGATTGCAGTCAAAGCACGGTCGGTAGTAAGTGGCAAGGAAGCAAATGCCTTGTTGATTTCCTCAGCCATGCCGGGGAAAGCGTTGCGCAGCACATCAGTGGTGAGTTTGCCTTGACTGGACATCTGCCGCAGTCCCGCCACATTGGTGCCCAATTGTTTTGCCAGAAGCTGGGCAAAATAGCCGTTACTCTCCAGCATGGCACGAAACTCATCGCCTTGAAGGACGCCGGATCCCATAGCCTGAGCAAACTGCAACTGAAACGAGGCCGCACTGGCAGCGTCAGAACCGTTGACAGCCAGTGATTTGTTGATCATCTCAACAATCTGCACTGTTTCTCTGCCATCCGCGCCCATCTCCTTCATAGTCATGCCAAGTTTGGCAAAAGCATCGGCATTGGCACTATAGGCGGTGCCGGTCTGCTGACTCACCTCATAGAGTTGCTTTTTGACCGCCGCCGCCTCCTTATCGGTCTTGGTCGCCAACTTGATTTTGGCGTCAAGCTGTGCGTACTGGTCGGCAACCCCCACAAGTTCTTTACCGTAACTGACCAGTTTACCTGCAAGCATTCCAGTAGCTACAGCAGCGATTACGCCTTTGAGCGCAGAAAAAGATTTACTCATCCGGCCGACTGCAGCGCCGGTTGTCTGAGCCGTGTTTTGCACGGAAGAAAGGGAGCGCCGCAAATTATTGATCGCACTTTGCGCGCCGGCTGTAACTGCCGAAAAAATCAGCTCAAAGGACTGTGCTGCCATGTTCTGCTACGCTTAAGGTTTTTAGAGCAATCAGAAAGAATTCCCATCCGTAATGCCAGGCTCCTGCATGACCTGTCTGAATGAGGAGGCAAACACAGCGGGCAAGCTGCCGACAATCTGCTGCGCGATCTGGCTCAAAGCGCCATCTATTTTGAGGGCACTGGCTATCCCGAAAAAAGCCGCATTCACCTCCAAAAACGCCTCAATTATTTGCTCATGCTCAGAAGCATACCAGGTTTTAATGACGTCAAATGCGGGTTCCAATGTTCCGTCCAAAAGCCGCTTAATCTCTTCTATCCGGTTGTCAGCGTTCCACGCTTCATAAACCAATAGAGGGCTAATCTCCTTGACAGTCACTTCACCTCTGCCTTCAATGGTAATAATCTTGCTCTTTCGCATTGCTTACGCTCCAATAATGATAGCAATATATCCTATACGCTCTTTCAATTTACAGCAAGCCGGCGACCTTGCCATAGGATATGCCGCCAGTTGGCAACTCCGGAGTTAACGTAAGCACAATTGGCTCCATCTCTGTATCTGGCTCAGAGATCAGATTGATCTCTGAATTGGCTGATATACGCACTTTGTAGAGTACGTTTCGTGTGATATCGCCGGTAAATTTATCAACCCCATTCCACTCTATACGATATCTGACGCTTTTCCCCGCGCCGATATGTACAATACGGCCAGAAGCCCCGCCTGCTTCGGCATTAATGGTAACTGTTGTTTCTGCTATATTAGATTTGAGCGGGGTAATCTTACCAAGGCTTTCGTTAATCTTATAGTCAACGCCAGATACCAACTCTACATTACTGGAATCTGTCACAACTACGCTAGAAAGATTCTCTGAGCCAATATCAGCCCATTCATCTAATTTGCCAAGCGTGAGCGACTTGTTCGTAATAGTGCTTGGCGTTGTACTATCTACTGCAACTAGGCCAATAAGGGCTTTCGCCAGGTTTTCTGCATCCCAATCAATAAAAGTCATAGAGCCGCTGACATTGGTTTTTGATGGGCGACTTGCGATATTTTTTCCATAGGTCTCACAACTGTTACCCTGAACAGTAATAATCTCCTGCTCCATAGTGAGACTCAGCGGCCTGGCCTCACCAGGGGATTTGCAAGGACCTGTAGGATTGCCAGCCTCATCAACCGGGGTCAGATACACGCAGCCCGCCCAACTTTTTACGCTTCTTGTAGGCATTTTCTCCCTCTTGTGGTTAGGCCGGACATGGTTTGAATGCCCGGCTAAAATGGGTATGGGTGATAAAGCGGATCAGATATGTGACCGCCTCCACCTCTGGTTCCATAAACTCCGCCTGGGTGAAGAACAGTGGCGCAAAGCCAAGAACCGGTCTATTGCTATCGTCCATCATCCGAAATCCGTGGAGCGCGTCAATAATGTGTTCCACCAGTCTCAAAGCAGGCAAATTAGACTCAAGCCCTTTGAGCCGCTTCAGCTTCAGTACCACAGCCCAAGCTACAGTGACCTGTTCGTTGCCCGCATTCAGTTCGCATTTTTCCATCAAAAGCCAGGCAACAGGCATATTGGCAGGCACAGGGGCAACTTGTCGTTCATCATCCAGATAACCGGCCTGTTTCATCCCTGGAACAGATTGAAGCACTTTAACAATTGCCTTGCCTTGCTCCACCAATGCAAACATCATTACCTCATTCTTGTTTGCAGATAACGACTGATAATCTGTTCAATCCTGTTCATTTGAGAGATCAATAGTGATTTTGTCGGGAAAAAACGTCGCTTCTTTATCGCTCCCCAGGGCGAACCTAAATTCTTGCGCATAAATATCTTGCTCTTCCGAGTGACCTTATATTCGTCCTTACGCTTAAAGTCGTGGCCCTTACGCCCCTTCATAAACGTGTGCGCTTTGGGTAATACCAGATCACGGCCTTTCCTGGTTCGCAGACTCACACCAGCGCTGCGCTTTCCGCTCCATGGAGTGATTGCCTGCTTGAGCTCTCCTGTGCGGCTCGTGATCCCGGAAGAGGCCCAACTGGAAATGGCCAACGGCTTGAAAACGCTGCTCTCGATCCGACTCATGGCAGGAGTCATATTCTCCAATCCATCAGTAATTTTTCCCAATGCCGGATCAATACTATCTATCGTAGTTACACCACGAAACATTCTGCGCCGTGCCATTTTAATAATCAGGGATCAAGTTTATCCTGTGCCGGAAAAGAAGGGCTTCGCCTACTTGTGGCAAAAGACGTACATCTCCGGTCTCGCCAGTCTGTGCCGCTGTGGCCCGATTATTGTAGGCATAGGCTGCACACTGCTTGATTGCCATACGAATATCCGCGGGGAGATCCGCTGGTGTATCCGCCATGCCTACACGCCAAGTAATCCAACCATCCTTCCAATCACGTTCAAACGGCAATAAAATCTCGGCAAGAGGGTCGAGCCCGCCACGATGACGTATGCGGACCTCGTCTAAAACGCCACTAACCGCGTTGCTGCTCTTGTCGGTGTAGCCCCAGCCGGTGACTCCTACGAAATCGCCGAATGGCAGCACCATCCACTGCCCAAGCCAAGCGTCCATACGCAGTTCTCGCCGCATAAACTTCCGGCCGCAAAGAGCTTCAGCCTGTTCAGTGGCTGACTGTATAAAATCCAATAGCTCTTCGTCCGTATCGTGGCCGTCATATACGTTCCACAAATGCCGCCGAAATTCCGCCAGAGTTACTGCCAGCTCGGCCGGAGGTGTAATGGTTTGTACCGCCATTTCATTTCCCGTATGGCTTCACTGCCCGTTTGGGGCTTGCCGGTTTGACCGTTTTCTTTGGCGTATCCGGCTCATATCCTGACGGGGTCACTGCATAGCCTGCATCCAGCGCCCACTGCGCCGCTTCATCCGGCATCTCGGCTTCGCCGGGGCTGTACAACACCCCGGCAAATCCACAGAATGTCTTGACAATGACCTTCATTGCAATCAGACAGCAAAAATTTTGATTGCTTCAGAGTCGACAAGCATTCCACCAACCCGTTTAGTAGTATAAAAATGCACAAACGGCTTGTTGGTGTATGGGTCACGCAAAACACGAATGCCCATGCGATCTACGATGGTATAACCGCGGTTAAAATCGCCAAACAGAATGGCCGAAGCAGCCGTGCCGGCGCCGACATCAGGCATATCATCGTTCTCCGCAACCGGATACCCCAGGAGGGTCGCCGGCTGCCCCAACTGCAAACCAGGCTGCCAGAGATAATGGCCGTCGGTTGCCTTGAGCATGCGAATCTTTCCAACAGTCGCACGATTCATCATCCACCTGGCATTCAGTCTGTGCCCACTTTTGAGCGCCTGGGCGACAGTGATCAGTTCGTCAGGCACAATCGTACCCGCAGCGGCAGCAGACAAAATCTGGAGTGTTCCGAATGGGCGCGTGCCATCTGCAGTGGCAGCGGATGGATACGCCAGAATCCCTTTGGGCTTGTTCGTTCCATCGCCTGAAATGAAGGCTGCCTCCTCCTGCTTGGCAAATTCTTCCGCGACGTCTTGCTCCAACCATGCCTCGGCATCGAAAAACATATCGTCCAAAGCCTGCTGACTGACTGCAGGATTGGCGTATACCTCGCCCATAACGGGACGCAGCTCAGCAAACTTGGACGTGTTGGTTTTAGGCCGTGGATCGGTTTCGCCTACCCAACCGGAGCTGGTGCCGCCCGTATCTACGAGCTTGCGGTATTCCACCCCGCCGATAGAGACAACATTACAGACCTGCCGCATAGGGCTCTGATTCCTCATCAGTTTCAGAATTTCACGGTCCAATTCCTCAGGCATCGCATAACCACCGTCTGCATTAACGCCCATCTGCCAATCTTTGGTCTGCAACCCATCGATACCTGACGTATCGCCCTTGCGTAGCCAGGGCATAAATGCCGCCTTATAGGCCTTCTGCTCAGCACTCATTACGCCAGGATATTCAGGCCGGGATGCAGTCTTTTCGAGCACATCCAGACGATCGACAATATCGGTTAGATCGGAGATACGTTTGCTCTCGCTTGCAAGCTTGTCCAATCTTTCGTTGATCTTGGCGATTTTCTCCAACAGCAACGGGCTGGCAGCCCCTTTCTGTTCAATTTCATCCAGCCGGGCATCATTGGCCTGCTTGAACTCCTCAAAAGCTTTGCCCTGCTGCTCCAATAAAACCTTGATCTCATCCATAATTTAACCTCTCAAAATGTTGATGTTTTGTTTAATCACTGCTATCAGAGAGGCTTCTTCACCCGCGTCTCGCTGGTCGCCAAAGCCTTGTGAGGCAATCCGCTTTGCCTCGTTGCGCGAAAATCCGGCGTCCCGCAGGAATCGCTCAAAATCCCGTATGGTTTTTACGCTTGAAACTGTGGCATCCTCATTGGCTGGAAAGGTCACAAGGCTGGTTTCCCAAAGTTCAACTTCCTTGAGGTAGTTAACCTTCTCCCGCTGGTCGTATTCCTCCCGCACTGTATTGTAACCAATAGACAGCCCACTCACCGCGCCCGCTTTCAAAAGCGCGTAAGCCTCTCTTGCCAGTGCCACTTCGTCCACCAGGAGCCGCCCGCGCACGCGTAGACCGTGCTCGTCCTCAGCTACATCCTCATAAATGCCGATAGGCTTGTCGTGTGCGTGCTGCCAAAGCAGGGGGGGCAACTTGCCTTTGGCCCGCCATTTGGCGAGGCTGTTGGCAAAGGCGCCGGGCATGACTACGTCGCCATACCAGTCGGCATTGCCGAAGACCGAGCCGTAGCCCTCAAAAACGCCCGTTTCTTCAAAAGACTTGATCTCAAGTGGACGGGTGGTGTGTTTCATGGTGTTTCTTCTCCTGTTTCCATCCTCAACCCGGCATAAAAAAAGAGCGCGCATGTGGAAGGTGTGGCTCCCACACGAGCGCTCTTTTTTTATCTTGCGTCCCCTTTGACCTGGCCGGGCCTCAGGGAAGCCGGAAATGTCTTGTCGGTAAGAACCGACGTCAAAATTCAGGTAGCGTCTTCCTTGCTCAGTTGAATCAGCTCAAGTTGATCTTCGGAAAAATCCAGCAGTGTACAGGATACGCCGTCGGTCACGTCAGGATCAGTAAAATCCACCGTATAGCCGTTGGCATGCCCAGTTTCAGAAGGATATACCTCAACAACTGTTCCTTCAGAACCTTCGTGAACCCGGTAGTCATCCTCGTCAAAGAGTCCCGCATCTGGCTCTACAAGTAATCGTACTTTTGAAAACACTGGAAACATAACCTATTCCTCCAATAAATCATCCAGCAGAAATAAATAACGTCGCTCTTTATTCTTCCTTGGAACAAAAGAAGTGACGAGCTGGGGGAAATCTACTCCATTTTTATATATCCATGCCGTTTCAAGTACCGCTCTTTTGCCGGTCAACCCCGATACTGGCATCATTATAGTATAAATATCGCCATATTGAGCATATTTTTTTCTGACCGGCCGATATTTCTGCAAACCAGCAAGCACCAAATCATGAAGATAACGCCAATCATTCTTTTTTATCCCCAGAATTTCTGCGAACATTTCAGCTTTAATTTTGGCATCCTGATTTTCAGACTCCAGGTCAAGACAGTATTTGGTAAATTTCTCCTTAACAGCAACCGCTTGTCCTGCGTTCACCAAATGGCCAAGGTCATCCGTCTTTTCATCCGTGACCCAATAATCCTCATACAGCGGGATGACCGCGCACACGCAACCGCCATGAACAGGCGGATGCATTTTGGCTCGTCTGGCGGTGTAGTCCCATTTGCCAGCCCCGCCGGGGATAACCTCGCCCTTGCCGACAAAAGCTTTCTCTATCCCCACAATCTTGCCGTTCAACTGACGACAAATATTGCAGGACCTGCTGCCGTTGGCGATCCATTTGAGTCGCTTCACACCGGCTTTTCTGTACGCCTCGCGAGCATACCAGTTGGCCCCATGCACTGCCGCCACTTTGCTCAGCTTCTCGGCCCGCGTGGAGTTCCACTGTGTAAGTCGGTCCAGAAGGGCTTCCCGTGGGTCGATTTCGTCCAGAGCCAGTTTCCGCAATTGCCGTATTGATGATTGCAGACAATCGCCAGCCTCGATCTCGGCATACCGGGCAACCGTGGCCTGCAAATGCCTGGTCAGCGAATCCGGCGACACCTTGCACTGCCGGGCAGCCATCACCGCAATATTTGCAGCCAGATCATAAAACACGCGATTATTCGCTTTGGTGGCGCCAGACAGCAAGCCATCATACAACTTTTGCAGCGCCGCGAGAAACTCGCTGTTTGCGTTCTTTTGTTTTTCCTCCGGGAAGTACTTGTCAACCAGCTTGCGCACGCCAGATACTTCCCACGCCACCTGCTCATGGTACATCGATTCCAGCCTGATCCGCAGATCCTGCATGATTCTATTCAGATCAGCGCTTTCTTCGCTCCATTCGCCTGCAGCCCAGTCATCATGCTCATGTTCCGCTTCGTCTTCTTTTTCAGCGGACCTGATTGTCGGCTCCGGCATGGGGGCAAGTCGGGTCAACCTGTCAAGCACGTCACTCAGGCCTTGGTGCCGCAAAGCCTTGTCCGCCTGGCTGCTGTCCGTCATGTTCAGCGGCTGTAAATAGACATCGCCACCATCCCTGGGGTTACGATTCTCCAGTGCACGGCACTCGTTGGCGGAGAGGATCCCCGCATTGATTGCCGTGTTGTACGCGCCATAACGGCTGGCGATGTCCGCTCGTTCCAGGCCGTCCAGCAGAAATTCCACATGCAGCCCCTCTGCACGCTGTTTGGGCGTAAGCAGACTGTGCCAGATGGCTGTTTCAATCCGCCTAGCCCAGGGCAGCACCGAATATTTCACAAACTCCAAACTCTGGTGCTCAATATTGTTGAAGCTGCTCTTCTCCAGGTCAGCCACCATATGGGGCGGTACCCGGAAAATACCGCAAATCATATCCCTCTGGAGCTTGCGGGTCTGTAAATACTGGGCGTCCTCATTGGTCATCGACACAGGGTCAAATGACATGCCCTCCTCAAGAATTGCGGTGCCACCCGCATTGTCCCCGCTGTGACTGGCCAGCCAGCTCTGTTTGAGATGGTCCAGCGCTTCATCGCTGAGCTTGCCAGGGTGTTTCAGAACTCCGCTGGGACGCGCACCATTGCGAAAAATTCGTGCGCCATGGGCTGCGGTGGCGAGTGCCAGTCCAATGGTATTCCGGTTGATCATGACCGGGCTGTCGCCCCGGATACCATTTCTGCTGGTTTCACCCAGAATGTGCAACATATCCGCTGCGTCACAGACCGCCGTTCGACCGCCATTCAGGGTGTAGCTGTATTGCACCTTATACCCTTGCTGGGTAACACTCACAGCCTGAGGATCCAGTGGCATCAGCTCTGTCACCAATCCTCCAGACTGCCGCGTTTTGAGCGCGAAGAAGTTCCCGTAAAGCAGGAGGCAGCGCATCATATAGGCGCGGAACTGAAAGCTGTCCTGCCATGAATTGGGAAATTGCAACAGGTCAAACAGCTTTCCGCTCTCCACTGGTTCATGCACGCCATTCACCCGTCGATAAATTTTGACGGGCAATTGGGCGATGGATTCGGTCAGAATCCGCACACAGGCATAGACAGTCGGCTCCTGCAGCGCCCGCTCAGGGGTGACAATCTGGCCGGAGCTGCTGGCCGCGCCCAAGCCCAGAATCTGCGCCAGTGAATCAAACGGCACAGGCGAGGGCAACGGTGGCTGTTGTTTGCGTCGGAATAAGTTGAACATTTGGCCAATGTAAACAATACGCCGCCATAATTGCCAGCAAACGGCGGGAAATTTGGGAAATTTCTGGCTACTGCCCCTGTTTCCCCTTTAACAATTTTGCGCTGGCATTACGCCAATTTTTGCTAAACGTTCCACGCAAACGGCCAGTCGTCTTGGATTCAATTCTGTGCCATAAAAACGGCGCTCATTTTTTGCCGCCGCGCATGCCACCAAGCCACGGCCCATACACAAATCCCCCATGGCGCCCTCGGTGCACTTGCCAACAGCGGCAATAATTTCTTCTTCATCCATGTCGTCAAAGTGCAAATTCAGACGTTTCTGACTGCCCTGCACCACATAGCAACGATTTTTGCATTTGTGGTAGTAACTGCTGTTGTAAACGGTCACATGGCGAAACAACCGCTTGAGATTGACCATGTATTCACCCAGAAATTCTTTACCGATCTCCAAAAAACACAACTTCGGCTCTATAACGGCAATACACTCAAACAGGCGATTATAAAATTCGTCGAAACCCAGGATACATGGAAGAACCGGCAATTCACTATTATTCTTGGTGTAGAATGAGCGCAAATTACCCATATTCCACGGCCCGTCTGTGAACAGCACTTCAATATCCGTCAGAAATTCTGGCATAGGATCAAAAATATCGTGAGCCATAAGCGTGCTACTGTCCGGATAAATAATAGGCTTGTCCAGCTCCACAGGCCAACGATCTATGGCCCCGCCATAAGTCCAGTCAGACATTTTCTTCCACCTCCACCATCTCCCACGAAGATGAAAATTGTTGATTCTTGAACAGCTCGGCAATACCTGTCACCTGTTTCAAACGCAACACCTCTTCCAGCTCCATGCCCAATTTGACTGCAATCTCATCATCGGACACACCCTGTTTTGCCAACGCGGCGACCAAGTCGCCCATAAGCTCAACCTGATGCACTCCTCGCGCCCGGTTAAACTGCACAGTAGCCTCCATGCGTTGGGTAATATTATGCTCCAGCACCACGACCGGAATTTGCTCGCAGCCAAGATAATCCTTAAGAATGCTATATCTATGAAATCCATCAATAATAATATAGCGTTCAAGGTCAGGATCATAGATAGTGACTATTGGAAAACAGAATCCATTTGCCAGGATGCTCTCCTGCAAAAGCAACATGTTATGCCTGGAGACCATATTCGGATTATAATTATTGGCCTGTACCTGCTGAACCGGTACCAATCGAACATTCATGCAGGGTAACGATATATCACATTTGTCGGCTTTTAGAGTAATTCCATCCATTTTTTTATCGTAGCCTCCCTTGGATCTGGCTTGTTATTAACAGGCAAATTATTTTCGTAGTCATTCAACATGAGCTGACGGCATTGTTGCCGCGCAACATACTCATTGGCAAGATGCTTGGCAAATCGATGCTCAAAAATGAGTCGCTTGTTTTGGTCTGGATAGATATTCAAAAGGAAATCCCGGTATTCCTGCCAAGAATGATACGCTTTAGGTAGCTTCTGACAGCGCATTATCTCTCGCGATTTGCCGTACAGATTGGCCGTGGCAATACCCTTAATACGACGCACCAACCTGTTATAGGTATCTGGCTCGAATTCCGGTAGCTCGCAAATAGCCTTGAAGGACTTTTCATGGATAAGCGATGACACCCGAATTTCATTCAGTGCCATGCCTTTCTTCCACATCCAGTCATAAATGCGATTGTATGGTATGGCATTATCGTAAATATAGCGCCAGACATCCGAAAAATTCCAGTCATAGAGCGGGTAGGCGGTGATATTGCCATGTTCTCCTTTGGTTGACCAAAACCAATTTTTATGCCCAGGATTTTTGGATACAGCCCGCCATCGATGCATGGACTCAACGGCCCGAACCCCTGCCAAGAAACAGGTGTTCTGCTGATTGGCCTCATAGTTGCGCAACACATCGTAAAACCCGAATCCTTTGACTTTGTTGGCAATCTTCAGCTTGGACTCGTCATAAGGCCAGTGTTGCACAGCTCGCTTGTCTCTGGAGCGCATCCAGATCTTATGCTTGCCTGGCTCCCATGCAATAAGCTGCCCCTCCGTCAGAGACGTGGCATTGGTCAGATGGAATGGAATCTGATACCAAACCGGGACGGCATTGGCTGGATACATCTCGAACATCAAATATTTGATCTGCTCAATAGTGTGGGCATAATCCACCTCCTCATCAAGAAAAAACAGCTCGAATTTGCGGTTCCGCCGCACCGCTTCAGCCCCCACCAGGTGGGCCAGCACAGTACTGTCCTTGCCGCCTGATATGCTGACCGAAATGCGCTCGTAATCATTAAAAATAGCCGCAATACGCTCTTGAGCCGCGATTAGTACGTTCTTATGCGTGTAGACCTGCTTCAGCATTGAATTTCCTCACCTTTTCAAACCAATCTGCATATCGATTGAAAAAATAGTCGTCTACCTTCAAGCCGGAATGCAGAAACTCGATATGTTGCAATCCAGAACACGTTAACAGATCGTTGAAGACCTTCTGCCGCAGCGGTAAATCCAGAAATGTCCAGCCAGCGCCATCAACTGCCTCTATATCATCTGTGAACGTGGCCACATTTGAGTTCTTATAACGGCGACTCCTGGCCAGATAACGCTTTTCCGAATTTATTCGTTTGAATTTCCCGGCAAAGATTTGCAGTGCATTTGGAATAGTATCTGGATCTTTTCGCCCCAGATTTGCAAAAAGTTTTGTCTTCTCTCGCTGGTACTGTTCCTGTGCCCCTGGTAGCAATATGGCGTTGTCGCGAGTCAGTGAATAATTCCGTTCCTGCACGGAAACCGGCACTTCTGCCAGTAAATCCATACAGAAATGTCGGTGCCGATAACGCCCTTTATCCACAAAATCCAGTAGGATCATGTAATCATCATATTCATCAATAAAAGGGAACGTCTCAAAAGCTAGCTTATGTGTTGTTTGATTGCAATAATGATGGATGCAATTATAGTGTAAATCCTGCCGTTTTTTGACACGCATACATTCATCCCATACCAGCAGATAGCTATCATCTATCCGCTGTAGCAATTGATAAAATGTGCGGTACATGATGGTTTCTGAGAAAGGAATAAATTCAGCATCTAAAGGCATTGTTGCCCAGCCATCTTGGTGAAATACAACCACATGGCGCACGTTCTGATTACTATTCAGATAGGAATTGATGGCCGCAACCTTGCGATCTGCGCTGTACCCAATATGGATAATCGTTTGTTTCATAGATTTTTTACCAATTCACGTGCCTTCTCGCGCATGCCGCGTTCGCGATATTGGTTGACCTGTTCCCGAAATGCATTTAGTGCATTGCCCTTGGATGCCAATGCGCTTTGAATGCGCTCGTCAATACTCTTGTCCGCCACCAGTGTAATGTATAGAGGTCGTCTACTCTGACCAATCCGATGTATACGATCTTCTGCCTGGAGTCGTTCGGAGTATTTGAATCCATCCGCGTAAAATACCGCATATGCAGCTTCTGTTAGGGTCAGCCCGTGGCTGGCAATACTTTGTGTTGCCACCAAAAAACGCCCCTTTTCCCGCCAACGAGCCAGGGACTCTGCACGTTGACGGTCGTTCATTCCGCCAAAATATGGACATACCGTGTTCTCGCTGTAATCCTCCGCCAGGGCCGCTACGATCTCCCGCAGTGCATAGTGATACTTGGCCCAAACAATGACCCGCTCATGCGTTGGTATTTCCGCTACTACCGAGCACAAAAGATCTACACGGCTATGGGAGAGAGCCATTTTTTCGCCATGTTTTTTCGTTTCAAACCCGCAGACAATGCCTTGCAGTCTGCTGAAAAGACGAAAAATATCAATGGGCCTCCAATCCTCGTACTCCAAATTCAAGAATTCTGTTTTCGCATATTCGTAGGCTTCACGCTGCTCGTACGACAGGTCAAAATGGTAGGTGGAAAAAAGTTTTTCTGGCAAATCCAGGCATTCCTCCTTCTTCACCTGGTACACATAGGGTGCAATTTTGGCTGCCAGATATTCAGGATTGTGGGTACGAATGATACGGTTGGTGCGGATTTCCTGCCGCACCCCGCGCCGCCGCACCTTGCGCACCTCATATTCCAGATGATTTGCCGCAAATGACCAAAACGAATTGTAGCCCAGTATTTTCGGTGAGAGGAAACGCATTTGGCTGTACAGATCAACCGCGCCCTGGGTGAAGGGCGTGCCAGTGAGAATCACTCTGTAACGACTCTTGGCGGAGAGCAGAGTTACGCGTTGGCTACGTTTTGCCAAAAACCCCTTGATGTAGGACGATTCGTCTACCACCACAAACGCCCGTGTCGTGACTAGCGACTGGTAGACCACTGCCGCCCGATCACTCGAGCCCATTGTCTCCAGCCCGATAATATGCACCGTGGACTCTGGCGAGATACCACGATCCAGAGCAGGCCCGTCCCAAATCACAATCTGCGCCGGGTCTATGTCCGTGTGGCGCAACCACTCGGTCCGAACGTTGTGGCGCAACGAGCAGGGGGTGAACCAAAAAAGTCTGTCCCATTTGCCAAGACGCTGATGGGCAAGCTCAATGGTAGTGCGAGTTTTGCCTAGTCCCATGTCCATAAACAGCGCCCCCACCCGAATGGGCAGCATTTTGGCGATCGCTGGCCGTTGATGTGGCAGCAGGCTGGTGATTGTGGCAAATGCGGGCTCAGTCATCGCGCAGGCTCTCGTCTATTGTGGTTTCCGGCGTATCCAAATCCGGGAACACCTGTTGCTCAGATGTCTGGGCCTGCAAGGGGCGCTGATCCACGGTGGCCGCGCCGTCCATGGCCGCACGCTGCTCATCCAAAAGCGCTTGCACCGCTGGCCGCAGCGTGAGCTTGTAACGCTCCGCAAACTCTGCCACGCTCTCCAATGCACCCAGGGGCACGGTCATACGTTTGTCCTTGTAGCGGAACCCAGGCAGGGTTTTAGCAGCATCGTACAGGTCGTCTGGCTTGTGCCAGACCAGTTGCAGCTTGTTGTCCTTGGTCAACTCAACCCAACGGGACACCCAGGGCACATACTCGCCAGACTGCGCCATACTGTGCGCCTCCTCGTTGTACAAGCAAACAATAAACCGTCTGGCAACAAGACTGTTTGCTACTTCGGCCAGACGATCAAGCACAGGCTCATTGCCCAAAATAAACTCGTAGCGCCTTTTGTCCCGATGCCAGTGATAGCCCAGAGAGTGCATGACCACCTGAAATTCCTCGCGTTTTTCCGGGTACACCACGGCCAGAACCAAGCCCTCTTGGCTGATATCCACAATAGATGTGGAGCAAGGTTTTTCTGGCCTCAAAAACAGGGAAATTTGTGACTCATTTGTACGCCGCAATGTGGTTTGTGGATCATTTTCAGAACTTCTTGATCCGCAATCCGCCTCTGGGAATTCTTTCAAAAGTTCAGCCATATCCTGGCGCACCTCCAGTAAATAGGCGCTGGCGTTTACAAATAGGCGCTCTGCATGTTGCAATCTGCTCAGTAGAGATCGAAATTTGTTCTCTGTTTGATTCGCCATAATTTATCCCTCCGGTTTATTTTATCTGCACAATACGTTCACGCAGAAAACGCTCCACTGAATCCTCGGGAACGGAATAGCCTTTTTTTACACCGCGCCGAATACATAAAAGCTGTCCAGATGCAATCAGGCCATACACTGTCGATGTAGAACACGATAAACGCCGCGCCACTGTGGATACTGAAAGAAGTTTCATAACACCACCAATCCTCTGGATTCATAAACAGATCGATCGGGTGTAGGATCGGCCAATGCACGGCCTAATGCCATGATAAGCGCTACAATGCCGTCGATTTTATTGGCAGCCACTTCCTTGCGTGGATAGATGTTTTCCTTGGTATCCACCACAGCAATTACATTGCCGGCCATCCATTGCAAAACCGGATCTCCGTTATGATGTAGCCGGTTTTGCAGAACCAAACTTTCAAGCTCTTTCATTGGCTCACTAAAATTTGCTGCAGTAGGGCGGGTTTCTACCATTGGAAATCCCTCGGCTGTGAGACGGGTACTGAGTTGCGTGGCCTGAAACGGATCATAACCAACCGACTGCACCTCAAATGCCCCCGCCAATTCACGCAGATCATCTTCAATTCTGCCAAAATCTATAACAGCTCCATCAGTGGCAGTGAGCAGTCCTTTGTAATGCCAGCCCTGATAATGGCTGTTTTCGGGGCGATCGATGGTTTCCTGCGGCAAATACCATCTGCCAAAAACCGCCCAGCCATCTCCATCACGAAACAGTATGACTAAAGCTGCAATGTCAACTTTGCTGGACAGATCGAGACCAACCCAGCAGGGTTGCCCGGCGAAGTCGTCCAAAACAATCTGACGCTCACATTTCATCCAGGCCCGCATATCCAGAAATGCCTGATTACTGGCGTTCCAAACATTGAGATGTTTGCACAGGTTGATATTCCTGCGGGCTGTATACGTTTTGGTTTCAGCAAGTTTTTGCTCAATGAATTCCGGAGAAACAGAGGTCCCAAAATTCGGGTTGGCTTTTTGCCAAACTGCCGGATCTTGCCAATCATCATCTGGATCAATGGTATAGACGCAACCAAAAAGTCTGTCGTTTTCCAGATTGCCAGACAAAACCTGCTCCAGCGCCTTTTGCCGCTCAAAGCAGGGTCCTGCAGTATTTACACCGGCCGTGGAGATGATGAGCAAAAGCGGCTGCGTGCGCGCTCCCATGCCGGTGCTAAATGCATCCACCATGTGGCTGTCTTTAGCCTCGTGCAGCTCATCTGTAACCGCAAAATGCGGGCTTGCACCATCCCTCACATTGCGGATCTCCGGCTCAAATTTGCTGCCAGTAGCGGCAACGCTGATGTTGCTGGCAAAGACCTCCACTCCAAAAGCATTGCGCAGTTCCTCATCCTGACGGAGCATCTGCTGAGCAGTGGCAAAAACGTACATGGCCTGTTTCTGGCTATTCGCGCCGCAGTAAATCTCGCCGCCACGTTCACGGTCTGCTAGGAGCATGTACAGGGCCAAGCCGGCAGCAAGAAACGTTTTGCCGTTCTTACGTGGCACCAGCAAGAATGCCTCCCGAAAACGCCGAAAGCCGGTGCTCTTGTGTACCCAACCAAACAAGGTCAACACAAAAAACACCTGCCATGGTTCCAGGATGAATGGCTGCCCAGCCCACTTCCCTTTGACATGGCGTAGATACTCTAGGAATTCACACACATCCGCGCCCTTCTCAGGGCGCCAAACATAGGAAAAGCTTCGTCGATCCAAGTCTGCCGCTTGGCGTAAAATCATCTGTCGAACTTGAGCACAGGCTGGAATCTTGCCAGACAACACATCCGATGCATACCCGGCGGCGATCCGAACGTAATCACGGCTTGAATTTGTCAAATTTCCCCCTCGTCGTCTTGGTATGTTGAGCCACGATGCGACTTCGGTCTGCTGGTGTCATGCCCAGTTGGGACAAACAACGGAGCAGTGTAGCCATCTGCGAATCAGTAATGGTCTCATCTGCCATTCGGGCCATGAGTCGGGCTGTCAATGCCATTAACGGTGCATCACAACACATGGCTACACCAGGTGCAATAATGCTGACCAGATAATCCCACTGTTCCTGCACCAATGGTGTGAGCCGTAACGCCTGGGCCGGAACCCCCAAAGGTCCATTCGGGATTGGTTCGTCAGGGTTAAATCGCTCGGAGAGATGCCCACCTGGACACCCTTGCAGCACTTTCAATTCTGTTGGTTTTCTGGGTCTTCCTCGTGCCATTTTTGTAGCCTATAAAACTATAAAACTAATCTGTTACATTATCGCCCATGTAAAATTTTTTCGGGCGGCGGGGTAGAAGCGCCACAGTTGCTAGAGATTTGACCACCCCCCCTGCGAATGATTGCAATTCCATTTCATTGTTCCAATTTTTTATTTATTTAATTTTGAATTTTCTATACGGTCACGTTTTACTGCAGCAGTCTTTACGGCATGGCATGAAGAACAAAGCGATTGTAGATTGCATACATCCAATGAAGCTCCTCCATCTGCCAATTCTTTTATATGATCAACTATGGTTGCAGGCCTGGAATGACATAACTCGCAGAGCGGATGTCTTGCGATATACCAATCACGCAGTCGCTTCCATGCGGTACCTGTATAGAAAGGCTTGGTTGGCTTGCGTCGCATCCGCTCAACCTCCCGTGCTCTCCCGTAGTCTTGGCAAGCATCGCAGTAGCCATTTATATTTCTATGCGTTTTGCCGCATCCTGGGCGGCGGCAAGGGCTGAGTGGACGTATCGGCATTATTCAAATCTCAATGTTAATTTTTTTGCATCTCTGCAGGGTCTCGCGCTCGTTGCCGGTTGTCTCGATCGCCATTGCCACACCATCCAGGTAGTGCACATGGATGACAAAAGACCCGGTCTTGCGGTCGCGCGTGTAGCGCGCATGTTGTTGGCACACGCGCTCCAGTATCAGATCAATCCCGTTTTCCATTGTCATTGCTGCTCCGGCTGGCCATCAACTGCGCCATCACCCTGATGCACATCGCCCCGGTCTGGGCCAGCTCTGTTTGCAGGTCCTCGATGCTGCCGCCGTGGTAGCAGAGATTGTTGGCGGCGCGGATCGCCTCTCCGGCTTCCTCTGCCATGATTGCCGCCATGCGGACAGGGTCGTCCGGAAATTCAGGATGCTTCTTTTTAGCCTTTTCCAGCTCGGCTATTATTGATGTAACAGATGATTTTTCCTCTGCTGTAACCATGGTTTCCGTTAAAAAATAAAGATTAATCCTCTACCTGAGCCCTTGCCAACTCTCGAATGGTGTCGAGGATAGGGATTGCTCCTAGTCTTGAGAAAACATCAAAACAGCGTAATATGATTGTAACTGTTTCCTCATATGTCTTTTTTGCTGGCT